CCGAAGTTGTCGCCGACGCGCATCGCGTAGTGCTGGGCGCCGGTGGAGAACAGCGTGTCGTTGTCGAGTGGCGACATCGCCATCTGCATCAGCGCGTCAGGGTTCTGCGCCATGTACGGGCTGACCCGCTTGAGTACGTTCAGGCGGGCGGTGATCTCGCGGTCGTTGAAGCCGGTTGACGATGAGCCGCCGGCGAGGGGCCGGTAGCCGACTTGCTGATTGGCGTCGCTCACATCTGCGCCTTACGTGCCAGTTCCGCCCACTGCGGATCGCCAGTGCTCTGCGACAAGCGCCGCAAGATGTCGCCCGATGGTGAGCCAGAGGGCGCCGCCAGGATCTCGGGCCCGGGCCCGGGCCCACGGCTGAGACCTGCGGTGATGGGCTCGTTGGGGCGCTGTGTCGGTGCAGTGAGCAGCCCGGTCTGCTCCTTGAGGCCAGCAGCCAGCGCCATCACGCGTGCCGGATCGACAGGCCCGGCTGCAGCCGGCGCCGACGACGCGCCTTGGGGGATGGCTGCAGCCGGGGATTGCATGTTCGGCGCGGGCATCGTGCGCTGCATCGCCATCTGCTCGACGCCGGCGCCGTAGACCTGGCCGGGAGTCGCGCTGATGGGCTGAGCGGGGGCGCCGCGCTGGGTCGTGGGGCGTGCGGTACGGGGCATGTCAGCCTCCCATTGTCTGGATCAACTGGCGCATCCGGCTCACGTCGCCGGGCACCTCGACCTGTGGCGCCATCTGCTGCTGGTCAGCCGCTGGGCCACCGGAGAGGCCCGGCATTGCCTCGGGTGGGGCCATCATGCCCTCGGGCGCTGGAGGCGCCTCTGTGGCCTGCGTGGCGCGCAGCTCCTTGTCGGTCTTGTCGATGGCGGTGAACACGTCGTCACCGGCGGCGAGGTGCTTGCGGATCATCCCGGCCACCGGCAGTGGCAGCGTGCCAGCGAGCAGCTGCTGCTGGATCGACTGCAACGCTGCTTCTTCCATCTCCTCCTCGCGGATCTGCGAGGCCTCGGCGTCGGCGTTGCCGATCATCGGGTGCTGCTCCTGGAACGTGCGCCGTGCGATCGCCTTCGCGCCGTACAGCGAGCCGAGCACCTGGGTGAGCTGCATCACGTCCGCGCCGGCGATGAAGTACGAGACGCTGTTCTCGTAGGTCTCGATGTGCTCGGAGGGTGTGAAGTCGACCAGGCGCCGGTTGTTGGCCTGGCCGCAGTACATCGAGAAGCGCTTGTTGGGCCAGAAGCCCTTGTACGTGGCCAGGATGGCAGCGTTCATCGCTGGCAGGTAGGCCTCGGTGATCTCGTGGATCTCCTGCACTCGCGGGTCCAGCGCCATGCCTGAGAGGGCGTCGATGGCACGCCCGGTGCGCATCGCGCCGTAGGTCTCGCCGCCGAGCTGGGGCACCAGCGAGGTCGAGGTGCGGAAGTTGCGCTCGAGGCGGTCGATCATCTGCCCGGTGGCAGGATCGGGGGTGGTGCGCAGCACGCCGACGCTGTCCACGTCCTGGAGCATGTTGATCTCGCCGGTGCGCCCGTCCTTCCACTCACCGTTGAGGTTCATCATCGAGCCGTTGGCCCGGCCGATGGCGTACACGTCAGGGAAGATCGACTTCTCCTGCGCCGTGATGTGCAACGCCATCATCTTGGCCTGCAGGTCGATGTTGCCCAGCAGCGAGCCGATCCGGCTGGCAATGCGCCCGAGGCTGACGTTGTGCGGGATCGACACCGGCGGCATCTCGGCACGGTTCGGCAGGCGCAGCAGTTCCATCTGCAGCGAGACCTGGCTGTAGCTGTTCGTCGGGTTGATGTGCGGGCCGTAGTTGTCGACCGGGCCCAGCAGCCCCCACACCACGTCCTCGTGGTCGTACCACTCGACCACCTCCCACATCTTGTCCATCTCGCGCCCGGTGATGGGCCCACCGACCTCGGCGCAGCACACCGGGTAGTACTTGCGCAGGTGGGCGCCCGAGAAGCGGTTGATGAACGCTGCGTAGTTCGGGTCGCGCAGCGACTCGTTGGCCTGGGGCTCCACGAAGGTGCACAGCGGGTCGCGCACCTCGATGCGCGGGATGCCTTCCTTCATGTCGGGCAGCACGCACAGCGACGCCGTGTGGTAGGCGGTGAGGTGGCGGTAGTAGCGGCGCCGGCCGAGCTGCCAGCGCGACTTCTCCATCGTGGCGGTGATGATCTGCGCCCGGGTGGAGGCGTACTCGCGCGAGCGGCGACCGCGGTCCTTGGTCGGGGTGATCGGCGGCGACGCAATCGACGGGTGCGTGCTGGCGGCGCGCAGCGCGATCTGATCGACGGCCTCGCCGACCAGCGCCGGGGTCAGCTGGGGCATCCGCGGTTCGTTGGCCAGCTCGGGCATCGGCAACACCCAGTCGCCCTCGTAGCGCAGCAGCACCTCGCGCATCTTCAAGATCAGTGGCCCCTGGTCGTTCTGCATCAGCAGCACGGCCTCTCGGATCTGGTCGTAGCTGTACATCAGAACCTCACTCCGATCGGGATGATCAGTTGGTGCTTGGGGGTGTTTGGTTGCCAGGGTAAACCCTGCCGCTTCCACACCGTGGGCTTCGCGTCGAGCGAGTCACGCTTGGCCTGCCACCAGATCCACGCAAACCACATCGTCATCACCCGGTCCTGACGCAACTTGGAGCCTCGCGCGAGCGGCTTCCACGCCTTGAGCTGGCGGCACAGTTCGTCGGTCTCGGTGCGGGTGAAGGGATCAGAGCCGTAGGGCAGCAGGATCTTGCCCGCCTCCCAGTCGCCGGCCATCGATGCCACGCCGATGTTCTCGTCGTACTTGTTGATGTTGGTCAGGTGCTCGCCCATGGTGAAGCCCTCCTGCGTCTTGAGCTTCTCGAGACGTTCGTCGCGAGCGAGACCGCGCTGGAAGTTCATCGCCTCGACGACGAGGTGCGCGACTTTGAAGTGCGGCTTGAGCGCACGGCAGGCGGTTGCGATCATGTCGATGATCTCCTCGTTGCGCCGCAACGTGGCGTCCTCGGCGAAGTAGACCAGCTCCATGGTGGTGGCGGTCATCATCCACCCGTTGAGGGTGCACTTGCCAGGGTCGAGACCGGGGTCGAGCGACAGCACCACGGTGGGGCGCCCTTCGAACCCGGTGTACTCGTTGAGCCGGCGCAGCGGCATCAGCGCCTTGGCCTTGCCGTCGTCGGTGAACGTGCGCTTCTTCTGCGATGCGCCCGGCGACATCATGTAGTTGCGGTCGAAGGCCTCGTCCTTCACCTTGCGCCGGATGCGATCGAGCCCCTCGAGGGTGAACTTCTGCGGCCACAGCGGTTCGTCCTCCCCGGTGAGCTGGTTCTTGACGATCGCGCGCAGCTTGATGACCTTGCAGATCCCTTCGAGCTCGTCGTCGTTCTCGAGGTGCGAGGGGAAGTCGTCATCGCCGACGCGGGTCATGTTGATGGTGGTGATGCCGGTCTCGCCGGGGCGCGAGAGGCCGTCTTGGCGGAACCAGGTCAGCATCTGCGGGGTGCGGTTGAGCGTCTTGGTCGACTGCAGGTCGTCGATGTGGAGATGGTCGGTGCGGATCGACACCGTGGTGCCCTTCCACGAGATGGCCAGCATGTTGTGATCGCGCTCGTCGGACGCGCGCTTCTTGAACACATTGAAGTGCGAGTTGTTCCACGGCTGGTGGAAGCCAGAGGATGCCGATGAGCGGCCGGCGTCGGGGCGGAACGGGCCCCAGTCGCGCACCAGGCCGGGGAACGGGCCATCGGGCTCGAGCCGGTTGCGCACACGCTGCAGGATGCGCTTGGAGATGGCATCGCTCTCCGATGCGGTGGTGTTGCGCCACTCGGGGTTGCGGCAGATCTTCTCGGTGGCGAAGTCCTCGAACGTGGTGGTCTTGCCATGCTCGGGTGGCCACAGCGCGAGCAAGATGTTGCCCGGGCGCATCGTCTCGGCCTCGTTGATCCACAGCTGCTGGAACGGGGCACGCACGCGACCGAAGTACTTGAGCGCGAACTGCGCCGAGGTCAGCTCGGTGGGCGAACCCTTGGTCTCATCGGCGACCTTGCGGGCCACGTCGATCTCGGCTGCCCAGCGCGGCGTGCGCGAGCGCCACTGGCGATATGCGGAGTACGAGACCCCGATACGCGGATCAGCCAAGGCCTCGAGCACTCCGAGGCCTTGGCTGACGAGAAACAGGCACAAGGCCATGCGTTCTTCGGTGATCTGCGTTTTGCGCGGGGTGCTGATCTTCGCCATTCACACATCATGGCGGACAGCTGTACTCAGTCGCGGAACGCGGTGCCTTCCATGGTGAACGTGGTCGCTGCACCCGAGGCGATGTGGGAGATCGCGCAGAACACGCCGCGCGTGCTCTTGGCGATGACCTTGCGCTTGCCGGCGGGGATGACGAACACGTCATCCGCGCCCACGACGGCGGCATCGGCGGTGGCGGCAGCGAGCGCAGCGGCAGCGGTGGCGCCGAACTTCGGCTTCACGTAGAGGATCTGTGTCGCGTGGTAGTTCTCGATGGCCACCTGCTTGACCTCGGTCGTGAGGTACGACAGATCGGCAGTGGTGGTCGAGGTGGTGGTGACGATGCTCGGTGCGTCCTGAGTGGCCATGGGTCTTCTCCTTGGAAGGGCACGCCGGCGAGGTGCCGGCGAGTTGCTAGCAAGATAGCAACATCAGCACAGCAGGAGCATCATGTCGTCGTCGGTGGTCGGCCACGGTGCCAGCGGGTCGGGGCTGGTGTAGAGCTCGCCGAACTCGCGGCTCGCCGCCAGCAGCGCGTCGATCTCCTGCTCGCCGGTGATCTTGACCAGCGCGTCGCCGTCCGCGGTCTGCTCGTAGCCGATGCGCAGCACTTCGGGGCGCTCGATGTGCGCAACCTGGTTGCGCACCTTGGAGCGCGTCGCGCCGCCCTTGCGCTTGCGTGGGATCGACGAGCGACCACGCACGCCAGTGAGATGCAACAGGCCAGGCTGGTTGTCGTTGCCGCTGGGCCCGCCCGACGACACACCCGGCACGCCGATCAGCGTCAGTGCACCAGGCTGCGCCTCGACGGTGCCACTGGCGCCATTCGACGACACACCTGCCACGCCAGTGAGCGTGAGCGCGCCGACCTGCGCCGTCGTCGAGGCTGCACCGCCGCTGGAAGCGCCGGCGAGGGCGGTCACCGTGAGCAGGCCAGGCTGGTTCGTGTTGCCAGCAGGGCCACCCGAGGAGACACCAGGGATCGCGGTGAGGGTGAGACCACCAGGCTGGGCGTTGGTCTGGCCCAGCGCACTCGCCTCGCCAGGCACACCAGTGAGAGTGAGCAGTCCTGGCTGGTTCGTGTTGCCAGCAGCACCGCCTGAGCTCGCGCCGGGCACCGCGGTGAGCGT